CCAAGCAGTATTCCTTCAGGGCAACCTACAGGACAACCAAGTAGTATTCCTTCAGGGCAACCTACAGGACAACCAAGCTCACTTCCTACAGGGAAACCTACAGGGCAACCTACAGGACAACCAAGCAGTATTCCTTCAGGGCAACCTACAGGACAACCAAGCAGTATTCCTTCAGGACAACCTACAGGACAACCAAGCTCACTTCCTTCAGGGCAACCTACCGGACAACCAAGTGGTATTCCTTCAGGACAACCTACCGGACAACCAAGTGGTATTCCTTCAGGACAACCTACCGGACAACCAAGTAGTATGCCTACAGGACAACCTACAGGACAACCTTCGGCACAACCTTCGGCACAACCTTCGGCACAACCGTCATCTGAACCTTCAGGGCAGCCTTCGGCACAACCAAGTAGTGTTCCATCAGGACAACCTACAGGACAACCATCATCGCGTCCAAGTCAACCAACTAGTACGCCCTCAGCGCGCCCTACTACCCAACCAACTAGTACGCCTTCGGGTCAGCCATCAGGACAACCAACGTCAGAACCAACGGGACAACCAACTATACGACCAACAAGTTATCCGTCCGGACAACCAACAGGGCAACCCAGTACACGACCAACTACATTACCTACTTCACCACCAACCGGTCAGCCAACTATACGACCAACAAGTTCTCCTTCCGGACAACCCTCATCTTATCCTACAAGTCAACCTTCAGCGCAACCCTCCAGACAACCTTCAGCGCAACCCTCCGGACAACCCTCAGGACAACCCTCAGGACAACCATCAGCGCAACCCTCAAGACAACCTTCAGCACAACCATCCGGACAACCTTCATCGCATCCCTCCAGACAACCCTCAGGACAACCCTCAGCGCAACCATCGGGACAACCATCAGGAAGACCGTCAGGAATACCGTCTTCAGGTCCCACCCAACGTCCTACACAAAAAACATATCAAATTCACTCCATTGAACCAGAAACTGTTGCTATAATAATTACGATTCCACTAGCATGTAGTTTGTGTATCATTATTATGTGGATTATAGAAGTAAGAAAAAAATTATATCAAGTACATCCAGATTCCATAATAACAGAAGAAACCCAAAATAAGCGCGAATTATTGTTTGAACGGATAAATAGAAACTCTATAAAACGTGTTGATGTTATCGAACATACGGGGTCAAATGACACATCAGACAATGAAATATCAGACTTATCCTCCGATGAAATATCAGAATCATCCTCCGATAAAATATCAGAATCATCCTCCGATGAAATATCAGAATCATCCTCCGATAAAATATCAGACTTATCAGACAATGAAATATCAGACTTATCAGACAATGAAAAAGCAGAATCATCAGACAATGAAAAAACAGAATCAACAGACAATGAAATATCAGACTTATCAGACAATGAAATATCAGACTTATCAGACAATGAAAAAACAGAATCAACAGACAATGAAAAAACAGAATCAACAGACAATGAAAAGGCAGATGACGAAATTAGATTTGATGATTATACATATGAATATAATAACACTCCAAGACGAAGACGTAATTATCAATTAGAAAATATTAAAAGACAAGCTCGAAAAGTGTTTATAGATAAATGTAATATATCAAAAACTATGCGTGAGACTAACATAACCTATGATGACATGCTAGAATCTTTCTTATACTACAAGGATTGAATGTAAAGAACACTGTATTATGCAAAGTATAATATAATGTGTGTAAATTTTAGTTGGGCTGCGAAGGGACATCTAAATCCTGACCTACAGGGACTAACTTTGGTTGTAACTTCACAGTGTCTTCGCTAACCATATTCGTTTCGTTAGCACTAATGTTAGTAGATTTGGTGTTTTCTACGCAATTTCCATAACATTTACCTTTATAGTAGTAGTAATCGCGATTACGAATGGTAATATCCCCATAATTTAAATTAGAAGTAGGACCTTGTGCGTTACCAGCAACACATTTGGACCCTCCAAACAATACACAACAACTTGTAGAACCACATACATTTTTGTCTAACTTGCCACATTCTTCTTCTAGTTTTTCAGGTCTGTCTTTGTAGTGATTACATATACCTTTGCTTATGGATGTCTCGTCTACAAAGTCGGCTATGGTGGTCTTTCCAGTAGTCTTACTTAAATAAATACTGTCTTGGTATGTAGGAACATATGAACTGGAACCATATTTGTATGTCCCCGTTTCGTAGTATTTTATATTGTCTGAAAGCCGGTTTGCTGTATCTTCGTCACTTTCTTGCTTTAATTCAACCATATTGCCATCAGCGTCTTTTACCCAAGCAACATTAGCAGGTTGACCGTTTATGTTTTCATCTTCTTGAATGTAATCTACCTCTAAATTAGTTGGGTCATATTTGATTGCATCTGTATCTTCTTTCGTATCAGGCACAGGATTAACTTCATTCATGTTTTCCTGACCCTCGGTTATCGTACAAAAATAAATTACTAAACACGTCATAATTATAAGCAATGATATCATTAATAGTCGACGCATTGTTCCTGTATCTATATACACTATTGTTATAAAATTGAAAAATATTAGTTGTATCGTTAGAAAGAAAATAACATATAATTTATATAAGCGATGATTATTCCTGTTAAATGTTTTACATGTGGAACTGTATTGGCGGATAAGTATAGATATTATCAAACTGAAGTTCGTAGAATAAAGACATCAAAAGGATTATCAACTGAAAAGGTTGTTTATTTAACTAAAACAAACGTAGAAAAAACGGCAGAGGGTGAAGTGCTGGATACTTTAGGGCTGACGAATGTATGTTGTCGTCGTCACATGTTAACCCATGTTGATATCGAGTAAGTAATCAATAATGAAATCAATAACATAGTACTTCATATTTTTTATCTGTATACCTTATACATTCATGAACGGAATCGTCGGATTAAAGGAGTTATGTACTCCATCATATGTGTATTTAGTGATATCGTTAAGTGCTTTGCTTGTAATGACGGTTCAGAATTTGGGAAATGCGAAAAAATATTGTTTAGGTTCCTATAGTTGTGACGTTGCCGATACCTCCATTATTTTTGTAATAAAGGTGCTATATGTTCTATTTTGGACTTGGTTATTAAATGTTATGTGCCGAGGTGGAGCTACTAATTTTGCGTGGTTGTTAGTATTATTTCCATTTGTTTTGATGTTTATTATGTTGGGGGCATTCGTTCTGTCATCAGCACCTACATTACACGTGGTGTAGTCATGTAACTAATATAATATAATATAAAGCATAACGCATATATTATCTTATGGATGAAGAAGCATTAAATATATTATTGTATGAAGGTCGCGTGCCGTATTATGTTATTCATAAACATATAATTCCGTATACATATTTGCCTCAGTCAAAAGAATTGTTACGCGATATTCGAAACTATACACAAGACATAAAATTAATTGAAGACGTCTATTTGACCCAGTATAATGAATTTATATTGTTAACGGACTTGCTGTTGTTTCATGGTTATAATGTAAATGTAAATTATATTAGCAACTCTCTTGGTTCGTTAATGAGCCGATATGTAATGTTGAAACAGAAAGATATGATAGATTTGAATAATTATATGGTGATAATTAAACACCCGAACAGAAGAAAGAGGAGCATTAAATTCTTATGGGGATTAATGGACCCAGAAGAGAGGACTAAATTCATTAATGATTACGTGTTAAACACTATGACAGATTGATACTGTTTTTGAAAAATTGATTTTATATAAATTGTGTAAATATACATAAAATAATAGTTATATAATCTATAACAATGAACCCTACTGTTTCAAACATTTCTGAAGACGGTGATGTTTATAAATTTACATTATCTGATATAAACGTCAGTTTAGCAAATGCTATTCGGAGGACCATCTTATCGGATATTCCTACCTTGGCATTTGACGCCGAAAACAAGGAATACTGCCAAATAGAAAAAAACACGGGACGCCTTCATAACGAGATTTTGAAGCATCGACTGAGTTGCATACCAATTCATATGAATGAATTGGATATTCTTCCTGGTAATTATATCATGGAGTTGGATAGATGCAATGATGGTGATAATATGATTTATATTACAAGCGAGGATTTCAAAATTAAAAATAAAACGAATGATAACTATCTAACTTCGGAAGAAACCCGTAATATATTCCCCTCTTCTCTAAAAACAAATATGTTTATTGATTTCGCACGTCTTCGTCCTAAGATTGGTCCTACTATTCCAGGCGAACATATAAAATTAACATGTGAGTTCACAGTAAGGACGGCAAAAGATAACAGCACATATAATGTCGTATCGAAATGTGCGTATGGTAATACAATCGACGCTGTAAAGGCAAAGGACGCATGGGAAGGAATCGAACAAAAGATGAGAGCCGAGGAATCTACGAATGATGAGATTTCTTTTCAAAAGAAAAATTATTACTTGTTGGACGCACAGAGGTCGTATTTAAAGGATAGTTTCGATTTTGTAATTCAAACGGTGGGAGTATATAGTAATAAGGATATTGTAAAGAAGGCATGTGTTGTGCTTCAGAATAAGTTAGTCGAGTTCGTACAAAACATAGATTCAGATATAATTCCGATTACGGTTAGTGAAACTACAGTTGATAATTGTTATGACGTTATCTTGGAGAATGAGGATTACACTTTGGGTAAAGCTCTAGAATATATCCTCTATGAGAAATACTACAATGGAGAGAAGGTATTAACATTTTGCGGGTTCAAAAAATTTCATCCACACAATGACGACAGCACATTGCGTATTGCGTTCGGACAGCCGGCGGATAAGCGTATGGTGGGTCAATATATTAAAAACGCAGCCATAGACGCGAAAGACCTTTTTAAAAAGGTACATGGACTATTTTAAATTTTCAAGTATGTAAGATGCTGGCTTGAAACAAATATAATAAAAAGGTATAAATGTTTTTTATTATATGCTGTATTGGAATGAAAATCTTAGTTTATGGTGCTAATGGATGGATCGGACAACAGTTTATAGACATCCTACAAACGAAACAATTGGATTGTATTCGAGGCGTATCGCGGGTTGACGATTATGCTACCGTATTACAAGAAATAGTCACTACTAATCCTACCCATGTAGTCTCGTTCATAGGTAGAACACATGGTACAATTGGCGATAAACAATATACAACGATTGATTATTTAGAACAGGACGGTAAATTGCAGGAGAATGTGAGGGATAATTTGTATTCACCTTTATTGTTATCCATGATATGTAAAGAACACGATATTCATTATACCTATCTTGGAACTGGCTGTATTTTCAAGTTTGACGAACACCATCCATTTGGTAAGGAAGAGAATGGTTTTACCGAATGTTCTCAACCTAACTTTTTTGGTTCCTCGTATTCTATTGTAAAGGGGTTTACTGACAAGTTGATGCATATATATGAAGACCACGTATTGAATTTACGTATAAGAATGCCAATTACTGGAAAAAAGAATCCACGGAATTTCATAACCAAAATAACAACTTATGAAAAAATATGCTCTGTACCCAATTCAATGACAGTCTTACCTGAATTACTACAATATGTAGTCGAGATGATGAAAAATAAGACGACCGGAACAATTAACTTAACGAATCCTGGACTGATAAGTCATAATGAAATACTGGAAATGTATAAGGAGATAGTAGACCCCACATTTACATGGAAAAACTTCACTATAGAGGAACAACGAAGTATATTAGCAGCAGACAGGTCGAATAACTATTTAGATACGACCAAACTAGAAGATTTGTTCCCCGGAATAGACAATATTAAAGACGCAGTGAAAAAATGTTTATGTAAATATGAAAAAATTGATGACGAACGTTCCCTCGTTTCCTAATTCAATACATAAATTCGGCGGCATGATGTCATTTATCTCAAGTTGTTTTGAGATTTGTTGGTTTAGAACAAAATATAATGGGGATGTATTACATAATACAATGTCTTCTGATATGACAACCTTGCTACAAAATGTAGAATATTCCGATACCGTTCCCTTTGTTCCTCCTATATATTACGGTAAAGTAATTAAAGTATATGACGGAGATACGATTACAATCGCCTCGGTTTTACCTAACACGACTGAACCCATATATCGTTTTTCAGTGAGGTTAAATGGTATAGACACTCCCGAAATAAGGGGGAAGACACCAGAGGAGAAAGCATTGGCAATACGTGTACGCGACGAGCTGTATGCTAAGATATATGGAAAAATGGTAACTCTTAAAAATGTAGATACTGAAAAATATGGACGTATTCTGGCTGACGTGTATCTGGAAGAGGAACACATAAATGAATGGCTAGTAAATCAAGAATTCGCGGTATATTACGATGGTGGAACCAAAACAAGACCCGCCAGTTGGGGAGTAATAGAAAATTGAAAAGGTTAAATCTATTGAATGAATAATATACAATAGATTTAATATGGAAAAGCGGTTGAATAAGAAGTTTGAAGATTATATTACCTCTTTCAAGAATGATATTCGAGATAAGATAAACAACATACATTTTGAAGAAAACGACAAAATACACGAACTGATGGGATATGTATATGATTACGAGCGACTGGTTTTTAAAAAGGAGGATATTTCAAAGCGTAAACGTATCAAAAATACCATACCCGAAACAAATAGATGTAATGCTAGAAGGGCGAATAACGAGCAATGTACTCGTCGTAAAAAAGATGGCAGTGAATATTGTGGAACACATGTCAAAGGAACTCCACATGGTCTGATTACGGAATCTATATCTCCGTCAGAAATCGTTCATAAAGTAGAGATAGTAGCACAGGAAATAGGGGGTATTGTCTACTATATCGATAACAATAATAATGTATATAACACAGAGGATGTCATGAATGGTAAAGAAAATCCTAGTATTATAGCGAAATACACTGTCTATAATGGCGGTACATATTCAATACCCGAGTTTGGCTTATAACATGTAAATTAAATTATGTATTATCGGTTGTTGATTTAGATATTTTGCGTGTTATATTTTCTTTTGTCACTTCAGCTCTATTATCTTTTATAAAATTATTAATTTCAGACGCTTGGGATAAATCGCCATTGTAGTATTTAGTTAAAATGTCTAATAAAACCTTATTGTTAATAGGTTTCTTTACATTTCGTTTGGTATAACATATTTTTCCATCGTTTAAATCAAAACAATCTATCTCATTGGACTTCATTGTTTCCATTAATAAATCATTCGTTCTTTTCTTTTCTTGCCTCCGAGTAGAAATCTCTTTTTGTAATTGACGAATTTCATTGTCTATACGCACCCAATCCTTCACAATCTGGATTAATTGACTTTTATTTCCACTCATTTGATAATAATAGATACATATGTTTATATTTGTTATATGGAATTTGTATGATTATTTTTTATTCTACTATATTAAATCAATAATATGATATTTACATCAAAACATGGAAAAATTACTCATTCTCGTGACAAAAATAATGTGACTACATATAATATGAAAGCATCTACCCCAAGACTTATCACCCGTCGAGCGTTACCTATCAATAAGCCAGTGCGAATAGCACCGAGTGACGGAGACCGTATGACCTGGGGGGCTCCTACATGGACGTTGTTCCATACCATACCCGAAAAATTGTCTAACCAAACTTTTATAGACAATAAAGCGAACATTATACGTCTTATTACCACTATATGTAGTAATTTACCCTGTCCTAGTTGTAGCGACCACGCTAAACAGTATATGAGTAAAGTAAACTTTAATGCGATCCACACTGTAGACGACTTGAAAAAAATGCTATATATATTCCATAATTCTGTAAATGAAAGAAAACGATATGCGGAATTCCCCTATGATGATTTAACTGACAAATATCACAATCTGGATTTTAATCAAGTAGTCAACCAATTCATGATTCATTTTCAAAAAAAAACATATGCGATGAATTTAATAGCACAGCAGATACATAGGCAAAAACAAGTATTGGTAGTGAAAAAATGGTTTATCGATAATATGCATATTTTTCAATAAAAATGATAAATTACATTTGTATTGAAATATCCTAACCACTTATGTTTTTAGATATTAATTTGCCGTTTTTATATACATTGCATTTAAACGTGCTCTTTGATGGTTTGCTACAAACTTCTTTATTTGACAGGGAACTAAAATACATAAGAGATGGATTTTTTCCTTTTGAAATAATGAACGCCCATAACCAACCTATCAAACCACCTACCCCGAGAGAAGTTGCCAATTGTCCGAAAGAATAACAACTATTGTTTAAATTCCATATGAAGTCAAATGCTATTAATAGTGGGAAAAATACTAAAGTTGGTATGTTTTGCAACAATAGTTTAGAATTTATCATCGAAAATAGCAAATACCCAAATGTATACGTGAGAGCGGATTGACTCAATGGTAAATCTGAAAAACTATCAGACTGCCCTATGGTAAGAACATTACAAATCTCGGGAGAATTCTCAGGGCGCCGTAAATCTTTTATAAACGGTATAGATTTACCTGCTATCATAGTTATAAATGAACTGAATAGTAATCCTACTAAATAGATAAAACCTTTGAAATCTTGATTAAATATAGAAGCTAATGTGAAAAATGATGCTAATACAAATGGCGCTAAACGTAAAAACAAATAGCCGAAACCAACAATGTTTAAATCCATGTTGTTAATGATATATTATAACCATAGATTTGATTACTATGTGAAAATAATTTTGAAAACGTCTTGTATCGTAGATACTTCATGGAACTTTATATTTTTGTATAATGATTCTTCATTCTTATTTATCCAGTCGCGATATTCACGATAATTTTCTTTTGGGTATATGAATGTTTTTACGCCCGCTTTTATTCCTCCTGCGATTTTCATATCAAGACCTCCAATTGCGGTTACTTCACCCTGTAAGTTGATTTCACCGGTGATTGCTATCGTATTGTCTATTTTTTTATTATTAAATAAACTGTAAATAGCAGTCGTTATTGCTGACCCAGCAGAAGGTCCATCTTTTGACGTACTACCTTCAGGACAATGGATATGGAGACCTTGACATTTCGTTTCCGAGAACTGTGTTATTAATTTCTTCTTTGTAGAATTAGGGGTCAAATTCCATGCTAGTGATTTGGCTACATTCATACTTTCTTTCATTACATCTCCCTGCAGTCCAGTTAATCTTAACTCTAAAAATATAGAGGAAGGGTATAACATAGTTTGAATAGGTATAATGCCACCTCTTCCCAGAGAATTCGCCCATAATCCATTTATTATACCAATGATAGGAGAACTGTGGATTTTCTTTTCTGTTATTTTATGATATTTTGATAGATATTTGGTTTCCAGTATATCGTCTGTTATCTTTATAGGCAATTCGAGTTCTTTATTCGTGTTTTTTAATAGGTCTAGGTTGATTTCACCATACAAATCAAACAGGAGCTCCTTTAGTTTCCTTACACCCGGTTCCATTGTGTATTTATCAATTATGTATTCTATCATATTGTCGTCGAGAACTACCACATTGTTAAAACCCATCTTCTTGTTTATTTCAGGTAATATAAACCGATTTACAATAACTACCTTTTCTGGGGTCGTCAGGTTCTCGAACTTGATTCTGTGTATTCGGTCCAATAATACCTTATCAATCTGCTCTGGGTCGTTGTATGAAAAAATAAACAATGCTTTTGATAAATCGATGTCAATTCCACTGAAATACTTGTCTTGGAAAGAATCGTTTTGGGTTTGGTCTATTAAGTGGGTAAATATACCTATTATTTCACGACCGTTCTCAGTCTTACTAACCTTATCTAGTTCATCTATGTAGATGATTGGATTCATACATTTGGATTCCATTAAAATATCTACTATTCTCCCCCAAGTTGAATTCATATAGGTATAGCTATGTCCTTCCAACGTTGAACCATTACATGACCCACCTAACGCAATAAATGAAAATGGGCGTGGTTCTCCGTTATCGTCTTTCAAACATAATGATAACCCTTTTTTTGATAATGATGTGTTGTGAGTTACTGTAAAGTCACCCAATAGAAATCGTGCATTACCGTCTATTTGAAATCCATAATACTCGTCTTTTTCCAGTGGTATTACTTTTATACCTGTATTCAAGCAATTCTTTATTTGATTATGTTTTCTTGCCTTCTTTCTAGGGCATTTTACCGGTATATCTTGTAGACCTTCACCAGTAATAATTATTCGGCAATATATTCCATACCGTTTTTCTCCTTTGTATATGCAGGATTTTTTACATTCTTTCATTGTTCCACGCATCCCTAATGAACGAGCCAAGAATAATATATCGTTAGCTAAGTCCTGATTTTTGTGGGTTATTTCAAAGGAATTACTTGACAAACTATAATGTCCGTCACTATCTATTAACCCAGCTAACAAGTCTAATCTTTTTTCTCTAGAATTTAGTTGATATTCCGGGGGTATATGCTTATTACCTAATAAGTTATATTGTCTTAGCATATTTAATAAGGAATTCCTATCTTTGTATCCTCCTTTCTTACCGGTTGTTATATGATACGAGGTATGATTTTTGGTTAATTGTAAATTATACATGGTAGCATATTGTGTAAAGTAATCAATTACTTCCTTTTCATTCGTGGTTATTCGGAAGGTTGTTTTATCCCCGTCACCTAACCAATAACCAAGCGCATATGGTTCTAAACTCACAGTTTGGTCGTCGAACGACAGCCCGACCTTGTATCCTTTTAAACAATCCTGTAAATATTTGGGTATTGATAAGTAATCTCTAACACATATATCTACAATGTCGTTCTTATAGTAACGTCTACCTAATATAGTTTGATGTCTATCGCCCTTGGTTTGGGGTTTTGTCATTTTTAAACTCAATATGTGGCTTTCATTTACTACATAATCGTCACCTTTCGTCTGTTCTATACGATACATACGCTCCTTACCTCTACCTAATGCTAAAATATTTCGCGGATTACTATCATCGCCCATTAACTTATCTGTAATGGTGATATCCTGGACCAACTTTATTTTTCCATCATAAAGCATAACGGGTGTATTCTTTGCTAAACATTTGCCGATACCGGGATTTCCTTCAAACCCAAAGCAATATCCTGATTGTTCTCCGCTCATCCATTGACCGATTACTTTCATTATCTGGTTTTTAGCATGAGTATGCCCGTAGATTGACTCGTCAAGCACATTCATTATATTAGTGATGTTGTCTTGGACTTTTGTTATATTCGTATTCAATAGACGTAACTCGCTTTTTACATTTATCAAGGATAATGTACTATCACTAGACACCATATCAAACAGTTCGTACAAAATTACATCGTCTGTATCCATCACCTCTGTTATAAAATTACATAATTTACTTACCTGAGCGGATTTCGTCTGGTTAGCTATCGTTAAACGCATCTCTTTCTTCGTTTTTTTATACGTATTTATCTTCTGCACTAACAAATTTAACTGTTTTATGTTAAGGGTATCACTTAACCGTTTTATGGTATGTAGAATGTTTTTACGTACAAATCGGCGTATAAACGCTATATTGTTGTCGATTTCTAACAGTGTATATGTGTCCTTTTCTACAATGTTGAACTCGGGAAATAGTGACTTTATAATTGATATTATACGAATAATCCACGTATTGATTAGTTTGATCTGCTTTAATGATGGTTCTTCTCGGTAGATATTAAACGGGATTTTTAATAATCCTTCGATGTATTGCTTTGCTTTTAGTCCCATCTCGTCAGGTTTCCCTTTTATCTCTTTTAACTTTAATATTGCCTTCTCTTTTATTTTTTCGTCTGCTTTCATCAAATAGATTTGCTGTTCCAATGAGATTTGATTTATATCATATTTATTCATCATTTCATTCGCCGACTGTATCGTCTCTTTTATAACCTCTTTGAAATTCGTTTTAATCTTCCAGGGTAAACTATTATAAATTATACGTTGGTCGTTTTTACCGTTATCCGCTGATTCTACAGAGAGAACTTCGTATAAAAGGTAACTTATGTATTGAATATCATTGTCATTGTCAAACATCAAAAGGTTCATTAACATATTTCGCTGTGAATATTTATCCATTTCTAAAAACATTTGTATCGTCTTTTCTATCTTGTTCTCTTTGATTGACTTGACATCCGTCAACAATATTATCATCTTTTTTATTATGTCATCATTTCCATAAATAAGTATGTCTTTGAGTGTAATCGTGCTTATTATATTCTGTATTAACTCTTTTTCACTTGGTGCACGACCAATTGTTAGACTATTTAATTCTTCTAGACGAGTAGAAATATAGTCATTTGATATACATTCTATATGCATATCCTCAATAACGCCCGTTATAATTAATGTCTTTCGCGCTTTCTCGTTATGCATTATTATACGCAATCCGTATACATTCTGCGTAAACGATTCAGTGCCAGATTCTATATTAAAACATTCAAGTGTGTTGTGATTTTCTATGTCGATATTGTCTTCGGTTATCTTATTTTCACATGTAATATTTGTGTGAGTATGCGCTTTTTTCTTTTTACTCCATTGAACTATTTTATAACCGGTTGGTCTGACATATTGCTGAATCAAATCGTATTTACTTTGAAGCATAGAATTGTGTTGTTGGGTGTTTTTGAACTCAGACCCAAAACTAATAAATAATAAATCTTCAATATAATTTGTTCCGAATCCACATATTACCATTGATAGTTTATCAATCACTTTTTGTAGGGACACTATTATATCGTCAGTTGGTGTCGTTTTCATATTGATTAAATTGTCATGTATGTTTGTTGTTCGTTCGTATAAATCGGTCAATATTGATATCGATAAAATACTATCATTGTTACTAAATATTTCTTCAGCCTTATTATGACTTATTGATAAAATTGTGTTTCGAATAATATCTTGAATAATTATATTTTTATTTTGTATTATTTTTATAATTCCGTCTACATTCTGCTTTTGTTTGTTCCTTGATATACTATCGTGTATACCCCCTACTTTATTACGTTTCATATAAGGTATACAATAGGGAATTATAAATAAATACGGTTTACAACTTGCGAATTAATATGTAAAACGATATAAATGTTATCGTACTACATAGTGTATAGTGAAATTGTAAATTAACTTGTAATATATGGGTATTCCAAGTTATTTTTCTCAGATTATCCGTAAGTATGCGAATATCTTGAGAAATAGTAAACATTTTGATAATGACGAAAATAAACTTACACATTTGTATATGGACTGTAATTCAATTATATATGACTCGTATCATTCACTGAGTAGCACCTACGATAAAGAAAATGAAGGGCAATTTGAAAAAACAATAATACATGAAACCGCCAGACGAATTGATGAATACATTACACAAATTAAACCGACTGATGTTGTTTATATTTCGTTTGATGGCGTCGCGCCCCTCGCTAAAATGGAACAACAACGAAAACGACGATATAGGACCATGTTCCTCTCACAGATTAAATATTCGGATGAAGAAGATGTACCCGATACGTGGGATACCTGTAAAATTACACCTGGAACTGACTTTATGAGTAAATTGTCGAATTATATGTATTTCTATTTCGGACATACGGAACTGAAATATAATGTAAGTAGTGTAATTATATCATGTGCCGATAAAGAGGGAGAAGGCGAACATAAAATATACAGTCATATACGACATAATGATGTAAAATACGCAAACATAGCTGTATATGGACTGGATGCCGACCTGATTATGCTTTCTATTTTTCATATGAAGTATTGTAATAGTATATATGTATGTCGTGAAGCTCCTGAGTTTTTAAAGAGCTCTATACCTGTTGATATTAAAACTGGTGATAACCAATCGTATTTTGTAGATATCAAACGATTGTCCGAAAGTATTTTGAAGGAAATGAACTGTAAAGAAATGATACCTGTACGTATAGATGATTATGTATTCATGTGTTTCTTCTTGGGTAACGACTTTTTACCACATTTTCCAGCATTGAATATTAGGACAAATGGTATGGCTGTTTTGATGGATGTTTATAGGAAACATATTGGTAACTCCGCAGGACGTAGTCTTATTTCGCCAGATACAAAAGAAATACAATGGGAATATGTTAAACTGTTTCTATCTGAAATAGCTAAGATGGAACGAGACCTAATGATACAAGAACACGCGCACCGAGATAAATTAGAAAAACGTCGGTATCCTGAAACCACACCCAAAGAAAAAGAGGAGGCGTTAATGAATGCTCCTATCATGTATAGACAAGGAGAAAAATATGTATGTCCTACTGAAGATGGGTGGGAAGAACGGTTTCATAAATTAATGCTTCCGGAAAATGTAGATTTGCAAGATGTATGTGACAATTATATTGAAGGGTTAATTTGGGTATACAAGTATTATACTGAAGATTGTACGAATTGGAGGTGGAAATATAGATATAATAGCATGTGTGTGTTGCGTGTGTTGTTGATTCGTTTGTGTGTCGGTGTCGGTGTCGGTGTCGGTGTGTGTGTGGTTGATAGTGTGTGTGTGCGTAATAGTTCGTATAGTGTGTGTGAGTCA